AAGGGGTTTTCGTTCATACGCTTCACCTCTATATTCTACTACTATCTAGGTGTTTTGTGTTGATTCCTTAACAATAATTTATGCCTACGAGTTTATACCTATTAAAAAAGGAGGGAATCAACCCCTCCGATTTCTACTTAAATAAAAATTGAATATAAAGAGACAATAACACTATTGCAACCGCAGATCCTGCTGCAATTTGTAATATTGCAAACATCACTTTGCTCCAACTAGTTGTGCTAATTGTGCTTGGTGACGACGCTCTTCTTTTTGTTTTTGTTCTTTGATAAGTTGTAGGAAGTTTAGCTTTTGCATCACTTATGTCCCTCCTTTACAAACTTAACACCACGATAGGTTTCGTTGTATTGTTGGGCTTGTTGTTGCATTTGCTGTTGATACTGAATACGCTTTTCAGTATCGTATTCAACGCCCCTGTAGACAATTTTAGCCATTTGTTTTCCCCTAAAGAAATGAGAGTTTTTAATTCCCGTTCCTTCAGTCGGCTTTTGCGTCTATTTTACACTCTTTTGGAGAAATCTGTTTTATTTCCCAAATCAAGTCATTTTTGGCTTGTTTTGGAATATCAACTTTATGAATTCTCCCAACCATTAACTGTGCTTGTAGGCAAGTTAAAATGAGTGTTTCCATAGATGAACGTTCCGTTCCGAGTCGGCTTACTTGCGTCCTATTTAATTTTAGCACTTAAGTTTTATAACGTCCTTTCGGAGTTCTGATAGCAATCGGTTTTCTTTTCTTTGGTCTACTACATCGTCGTTTTTAACGATGTCCATTAGTTCCCACGCTGCGTCGCAACTTATTGTCACCTGATTTGATTTGGCAAGTTGTGGCGTAGAAATAGAAAGAAGTGGAACCCATGCTAAAAGCAAAAGTGCTTTAGTCATAGGATGAACGTTAGAGGATTATTATACCTCTATTCACTGTATTTAGGAAGTTTTGTGTGTATTTCCTGATACAATTTTAGAAAACTTTAAGAAGTCAAAATTTTGCCGGGAAATTTTTCCCCGATCTGGGAAATCACTTTCGCTTTTTCTTTTCGGGTGCTTTATAACCCCAGGTCTTTGGATTATGTCTACCATATCCAAAACCAATACTCTTTAAATTTTCACGAAACTTATCCCAGTACATATCAAACAAACGAGTTCTTGTTCCTCTGGTCAGATCGAAACAAATCTTATCATCTACAAGATACTTAATGATATAGGCATCATTGGGTGCCTCTTTAGTGCAGACATCAGCATAAGAACCATTTTCAATCAGAATGTCGCAACCATAACGTGACTTACAAGTTTCTTTTTCTGCGGGTGTCCAATGGTCCATATGCTTTTCCTGTACTTTTTCAAGAACCTGACTCACGAACGCCCTCCCCACTGAATGTCGGGATAAGCTTCAGATACAACTTCCTTTGTAATCTTATACTTTTCTTCAAGTCTTTTATCCTTTACAAGACACAGAATTTCTGCTTCAAAAGGATGAAGTCCTTGTAGGATATTAATGAACATTGTTTCTCTACGAAGAGAACTCAGTCCATCATTTCCACCTTTAACGAAATTATAAAACTTCTCATATTCTTTGCGAATCGATGAACGCCCTTGATCCTGAGATCCTAGAGAGTTACTTCCAAGTTCTCCCATTTTGGAAACAGCGTCATCAATTTTTCCAGAGAGAGTTCCGCTAAATGAAGTCTGTTCATTTGTAGCGGCATAAGGAACATCTCCAGGAGGAAGAACTGAGATGATACTCTCATCAAAGTTCCAAATAAAAATTGCCTTCAAAGAAGGATGGTCATATTTTCTCAGTGCTTCAACTTTTTTAGCATTTGATCTTTGCTTTGAAACAAGTTGAAGAACTTCAAATGCAAATGGATTTCCAGGAAGATCTGGAATCTGTTCTGTCTTTGTTTTGGCAGTAACTGTTTTGGGTTTGCTAGTTACTTTTTTCTGTGTTGTTGTAGTCATAAAAATCCAAAATCTAAATTCATTTACACTATTTAGTTATTCCTCTTCATCCTCATCTTCGTAATCATCGAAGTAATCAGGATTAAAGCTAATTGCTAATACTTCATCAGGAATTACATTGCCTTTGCTATCAAAAAACTCTGGATGGAGTTTTGGACGGTCCTGATAATTCATCATATATTCTCGGGCGACCCAACCAGTTACAAGTCCCACTATAAGAAATAATACTGTTAAAAAACAACCTAAAACCAAACTAGTTGCTAACATTTCTTTTTCTCCGGGAAACTACTTTTCTTTTCCTTGATTTAAAGGAAAATTCAAAATAGATGGTTACTTCCCGATTCAGAAAGCAAACCATCTTTTCAAAGATGATGTGGAAAGGTTGAGTTTGCTTTCTTTTTCCTCCATTAAGAATCAATTCAACACCACGATTAAAGTGGTCTTCCTTTTTATTTAGGTTAGGATTTGATGATTTGTTGCTCCTTGAGGAATTTGATTGTGTCAACGGATCCTCCTATCTTTTGATCATCGCAAACAACTTGAGGAAAGGTTGATCCTTGCCCAAATTCAGCATAAAACTCTTCTCTAGAGAAATGCTCACCTAAATTATACACTACATAACTACTTCCAGTCAATTCAAGGACTTGTTTAACTTTATAGCAATAGGGGCAATTATCTTTAGAATATACTGTGAAATTCATTGAATTATTCTGCTGCTACTTCCGCTTCTGCAGTCTCTTCAGCAACTTCTGGTTCTGGAACAGTCACACCAGTTTGTTGAAGATATTCAATGATTCCTTGGAGTTTCACTGCCATCTCTCTTTTTTCAACAATCTTAGTATTCAGTTCTTGAATTTCTTGAATCAATTCACTCTGCTGTTGAATAGCAGACTGTAGGTGTAGTTGTTGTTCGTTCATTGGTTTCTTTTAAATACTTCTATATTAAATTAAAAAATTTATTCTGTCAAGTATTGACAAGACCTAAAAAGGCGACTAGACTAGGTTTGTCGCCTTTGAAGATCAGGGTTTAGCTTCAGCTATGTTCTGCAACGAATGCTTTACCAGCAGTGATTGCTGCTTCAACATCAGAAAGGTCATCATCAGCACCACTAATGTGCTCGTTACCCATTTGAAGTTCTAAGTGTGCAACGTTTCTACCAACAGCATCAACGACTTCCTTAGTGACTTCTTCCTTTTCCATCTCACTCGTAATTACCCATACACTATCACGCATTGCAGAGATAGCACCAGCAATTTCTTCAGCAGTAGGAACTTTAGTTTCTTCAGACATTGTTTAACTCCTTTTTAGTTTATTTATGAATATCAACCACCGATTAAACCAGAATCATCTGACTCTTCGGTAGTGATTTCCGAAACTTCTTCAGTTTCTTCTACCTCATCGGTATCTTGTACGACTCTCCAGAACTCAGTGTTCTTGCACTTCTCTAGAATTTCTTCTGAGAGAATTTCTTCTGGACTTGGTGCAGTTGATTTTACAACTGGACGTACTTCGTGCATATCAGCAAATCCATAAACCATACCATCATTCTCACGATTTTCATTCTTAAGATTATCAAAGGTATGTTCAAATGGTTCTTCACCCAAGAACTCATAAAGTTTTTGAATAGTTTCCTGAGGATTGGTTGTTAACTCACGATACTCTACAAAGTGCAGTGATTCATCATAACCTTCCATTAGTGCTTTTCTGAGTCCTTCTACCGACTGACCAAGAATACCTGCAGGGCTTGCAAGCAGTTCGCAACGATTATCATCCGTCAGAGGAATGTTATTCTTGATGAGCATTTCATCAATGAAGTTAATACGTCCATCAACCTGATAAGGATTGCGACGAATCATTGAGATAAACGAAGTCAGAATCTCTGCAGTGTCACGAACAGGGCAGATAACCTTAGGTGGAACATCAAAGTAACCAGGAATATATTCCATACGAACAGTCCAAGAACGGTTCTTATCGAAAATTACTGGTTCTGGACGATCACCATAAAACTGGGGAAGAACTGAAGCAATGATTTCTCTTGCTTGTTGTGGTTTTGGATAACCCAGATACAGTTCATCATTGGCAAGGCTATTCTCCAGAGCAATCATTGTAGGTACTACAGGAGAGCTAGGTCCAGAATAAAATCTTGGATTCTGGTTTAGAATTGACGAAAGCAGTGTGCTTCCAGACCTTGGAAGACCTGCCATAAAATAGAATGTTTTATTCATTCTGCTCATTTCCTCACGGATAATTTCTTTAATCATTTCCTTCATTGGTTTTTAATCCTCCTATTGTTTGTCGATAGATGCAATGACTTTATCAAAATCATAAAGTTCTTCTTGTTCTCCAAATGGATACTCTACTTCGTTTCCATTGAAATCAAAATCAAAAAAGTAACTTCCTGGAAGTTTAAAGTCATATGGAATTTCGGTGCAGATATTATCGTGCATTTCATAACCAAAAACTTTCGGACTCGTGCCGCTCCAAAGAACTGTAGAGGGTAATCTTAATGCTGCTGCTGCGTGTTGCATACAGGAGTCGATTAAGATTCTCTTCTTACTATGTATAAGAATACTAAAAAGTTCGATGAGAGATAGTGAACTTTCTGGAGTTGCAAAAATTGGATAAGCATCCTCCAGTTTTGGAGAGTTCAATTTGGTAATTTGATAAATGTGATACTTGTCCTTGTAATGATCTACAATTCTCTGTGCCAGTTCAAATGGCATATCACGAGTCCAGGAATATGGTTTGGCATCTGTCGTCATCATACCTCCATTGGTATGAATGACCATTACAGGTTTTTTACCCTTGCACCAAACTTCTCTGGAAATATTTTTCTGAAGATTATTAAACTTCAGTTCTGGTTTTTCATTATTAAATTTAAGATTATATAACTTACACCAATTTTCAATCAGTGGAAGTTTCTTGTGAATATGGTCCGTTGTATAATAAGGTTCGTGTTGGAAGATGAGTGAGTCCTTATCACGAATATAATTCTGATAGAAGTAACTCGTATTTCCTAATTGATAGACACGATCAACAAAAGAAATGTTGATAAAGATTTCTGTGTAGACGCAAACTACAATTAACTTCCTATCAGGATAATTGTTTTTAATACACTTTGCGACTGCTGTTGCTGCAATGTGCTTTCCGATTCCACCCTGAACGTGGAATATGCAGTACTTTTTAGAACTCATAAAAATTTCAATTCATTCTATATTATGTATAAGAGATTTAAAACGCTTAAAGTTGAAACGTGGTTCGGATTTCTTCTATTAAATCCTGGTCCTTTGATACCACACCAAGACCATAAGAGCAGGTGAAATTGACCTTAGGTAGATTCAATTCTGCAAAAAATCTATCGACTTCATATCCTGGTTTTTGAACAAAGGTATCGTGAAATAAAATCACACCATCGTCTTTTACAAATTTGCTCCAGGTATCATAATCATTCTTCACTGCTTGATAAGTGTGATAACCATCAATGTGTAGAATATCAATTGGATGCTTCCATTGTTTTGCAACCATTCCAAAGTAACCTTTTACAAACTTAACGTGATTGAATTGAAGTTCTTTTTTCTTTTGCTTGACATATTCAAACGTGTTTTTAAATCCTACCATTGGATCTCCTTCAAAGCAATCGATACCATATACTGTACCGATCTTTGGTAGAGCAAAGCAGAATGTTGAATAACCAAAATCAACACCTAGATCTACAGTCACTTCTGGATTTTTTCTGTTAACAATCCATTGGGCAAATGTAATATGATCAGTCCAACCCGTTGGAACTTGTTCTATAATGCGAAGTTCGTTTTCCATTAGTATCCAAAAATATTTGTTTTAGGTTGAAGAGTATGTTTTATAATGTCCCATTGCTTTGCACCCTTAAAGTGATTGTACTGATAGGCATTATGTGTGTCCAGATCAATTCGTTTTTGTATCGGACCTTTTTTGATTCCAAGAGTTTTTGAAATTTCACCACTGATCTTATTGGTTTTCAGAGCATAAATGTTCTCACAGTTCTGAATTAAGTAGTCATCACCATACCAGACCTTATAAAGGCTTGGAATGACTTTGTACTTGGAGCGTTTGATAAACATACAAACACCAAATGCATAACTCTGACTTCCAATCGGTCTGTTCTTTAGAATATTCAGTTTGATCAGTTCGTCTGATTGATCTGGTTGATGTGCGATATGAAAGTTATCAACACTTCCTTTCAGATAAGAACCAATGATATCAATATTCTCCATATCCAATGTGGAGATATAATTGAAGATACCTTCTTCTACAAAGACATCATCATTCAAAATGCATAGAACATCTGAATTGGAACGATAGTAACCTTCATTCCAAGCAGGATTCACATAGATGTTTTTGTTGTAGCAAACCAATTTAATCTTTGGATGCTGAAGAATCGGATCATTAGGTCTTTTGGATTTTTGATTATCGATTAAAATAATCGAATTAACTGCTGAGAATTCACAGTATTGTTTCAGATAATCGATAAAATTTTCCACACACCACATTGTAGGTGTTACAATATCAATGGAGTTCATAGGTTATATGACTTTTGAAAATCGCCTTTAAACTTTTTGGTTCCAATATGTGTCACCGTATGTGTTGGATTTAACCAAATCTGGTAACCAAGTTCTTTGATCTTTTCGCAGAGAACAATATCTTCTCCGTGAAAACTATCATTAATGACTGTGTATTCGCAAATGTACTTTAGTGGTCTGCCTCGAAATTCACAGACAGGATTGCTCTCCCATAGGTCACGAATGACTTTCTGTGAGAGTTTTAGGAATCCAGTACCACAGCGTCCAATCTTCAGGTATCCATCCGTGTCTGGTTCTTTCTGAACATCATAGACATTGTACTGGATTTTTTTATCACCTTTATTAACAACTGGAACTGCTACTACGTCTTTTGGAGAATTCACGATATTCAGAAGAACTTTTGGATCCCATTCTTCGTCATCATCAATAAAGACCATTGCATCATAGCGTTCTCTATAGGCAAGATTCAGAAGTTCATTTCTTGCCATTGGTAGAATGCTCTCATTAGCAAGAAACACTGGTTGGAACATTATATCGTTCGCAAGACCAAGTTTTGTACTTTCATATAATGAATTAACAAACCAGGCATCAACCTTGCCATCAAGGCACGGCGTTGCAATTAATACTCTTTTCATTTGGAATAATGATGTATCTTTAAGTATTTAGTTTGTTCTCCAGAGCCTCTATTCTTGCTTTCAGGTCTTGGTTTTCAGTATCAAGTTGTTTCACAGCATTAATCAAATACCAAGTTAAATTAGAAGTATCAACACTATAAACACCAGTACTTTCTTGCTTAACAATTTCTGGTAGTACTTCCGATGCTTCTTGAGCAATTAAACCAATTTGTACTCCTTCTTTATTAATTGCAGTGTGCTCTGGAAGTTCAGTGATTTCTTCTGGTTTGCGGTATTCATTCAAGAGTTTCAACATTCCAAGGAGTTGCTGGCCTCATTGTAGGTTGTTCAGCATTTAGACCATAAAAAGATTGAATTTTTTTAGCAACAGTATTCTTTAACTGTTCTTTTTCAGATTCTTCTAATAGAGTTTCAATCCAACCAACCACGATTTCTGGGGTGAGATCTTCAAATGGAACAAAATTATTCCAATCAATTGGTCTAATATACTTTACCGAAACAATTTTCTTAATTTCATTTCCATTTTCATCTAATAGAATGTTCCCATTGTTATCAATTATTGTCTGTTCTTCATCTTGATATACAATCTCTTCAAATGGCAATTTAAAATCAAAAACTTCGGTTGTATTGAATCCATTTTCATCTTCTCCACGAATGTATGCTTTGATATATTCAACTGCACCATCAGGGGATTGATTTGTTTCATCAACTTTTAATTGACAAATATGATAAGTATAAGTAATACTCATATTCCTAATTTCCTTTGATTTTTGTATTTATTCAGACAAATTTATAAATTATATCCAGCAGAAATAGCTGCAACTGTCCAGTTTCCTGAACCGCAATTGACAGTTAACGTATTTGATCCAGATTGTCCAAAAGTTACAAAATCAGTATCGCCAGAAATAAATGTGCTTCCTGGTGTATTATTTCCAGTAATATAAAACTGAACTCGATAAATTGCAGAATCACCAGATGTTCCATCAGAGGTATTTCTACTAGCTAAAACTAACATTGTTGCTCCACCGTTACTCTGATTTACTGACAATCCAGTATCGATAACAGTGTTACCAGAACTAGATGCAACTTCTCTTAATTGAGCTGTGTATGCTGCACCACCAGCTCTTACTACACCACTAAGTGTTATGGATCCAGCGACCTGCAACTTATAAATAGTTGGATTTGTAAGACCTATACCAACATTACCACTACTAGTACCATAAATCCAGTTCACACCACCAGCACCAATCGCTAACTGACAGCTACCAGTTGCTGATGGAACTTGTGCATTGTTTCCAAGAGCAATATTATTAGAACCAGTGGTAACAGAGCATCCTGCATAATGACCTAAGAATGTGTTGCAAGAACCAAAAGTATTAAGGCATCCAGCATTCGCTCCTATAAAGTTATTGTTGGATCCTGTGGTGTTACAACGTCCTGCAAGTGATCCTATAAAGTTGTTGTTGTTTCCGGTAGTATTTTTTTGCCCCGCATAACGACCCATAAAGATATTGCAACTTCCAAAAGTATTAAAAGCTCCAGCACACTGTCCTATGAAGTTATTGTTGGATCCTGTGGTGTTTTTACCACCCGCATACCAACCAAAAAAGTTGTTACAAGAACCAGTAGTATTGCAATAACCGGCAGCAAATCCAATAAAGTTATTGGCAGATCCAGTTGTATTAAAAGAACCTGCACGACATCCAAAGAAATTATTACAATTTCCAGTGGTGTTATAGTAACCAGCATAAAATCCAAAAAAGTTATTGTGACATCCAAAAGTATTAGAAAATCCAGCATTATTGCCTATAAAGTTATTGTTGGATCCAGTAGTGTTACATAGTCCAGCATTAATACCAAAGAAGTTATTATAACAACCAAAAGTATTCGAATATCCAGCACACTGTCCTATAAAGACGTTGCTGTTTCCTGTGGTGTTACAGATACCAGCACATAAACCGAAGAAGTTATTATTACTTCCTGTGGTATTACGATATCCAGCAGCACACCCTATGAAGTTGTTGAAACTACCAAAGGTATTAAACTCTCCTGCTTCACGACCAATAAAGTTATTGGAATTTCCTGTGGTATTGCAGCATCCAGCAAGATATCCAAAGAAGTTATTAGCACTACCAGTAGTGTTAGCAAATCCAGCACATCTTCCTATAAAGTTATTGTCTACTCCTGTGGTATTACTATACCCTCCAGCATATCCAAAGAAGTTGTTATTAGATCCAGTTGTATTACGAAATCCTGTGTCTTGTCCAAAGAAATTATTGCAACTTCCTGTGGTGCTGCAACGTCCCGCATTAACTCCAAAATAGTTATTACGAGATCCTGTGGTATTAAGACATCCAGCATCACGACCAATAAAGTTATTGAAGGATCCAGTGTCGTTGCATCTTCCTGCTTTATATCCACCAAAGAAGTTATGACATCCTGTAGTATTGCAATATCCTGCACTGGCACCTAAAAATGTATTGTAAGATCCAAAGGTATTAAATTGCCCTGTAAGTTGACCTATGAAAACATTAAATCCACCGGTGGTATTACATCTTCCAGCAGAGCGACCAAAAAATACGTTATAGCAACCAGTAGTATTTTTTTGCCCAGCATAAGGACCCATAAAGATATTACAACTTCCAGTGGTGTTACAACTTCCTGCTTGATTACCTACAAAAACATTACTACTTCCAGTGGTGTTGGTGCATCCAGCATTATATCCACCGAAGAAATTATGATTTCCAGTGGTATTTGAAAATCCAGCAGCACGACCTATAAAGTTATTATTGGTTCCAATTGTATTATTCTGCCCTGCATAAGGTCCAATAAAATTATTTCTACTTCCAGTGGTGTTACATAATCCTACATTAATACCAAAGAAATTATTTTGATTTCCAAAAGTATTAGAATATCCAGCACAGAAACCTATAAAGTTATTGTTGGATCCTGTGGTATTAGAAAGACCAGCATTTTGTCCAAAGAAGTTATTAAAAGATCCAGAAATATTATAAACACCTGTACTATTTCCTACAAAGAAATTATGAGATCCAAATGTATTGCAACGACCAGTGGCACGACCAATAAACGTATTATTACTTCCAGTTGTATTTGCTTGACCTGCAAGAGATCCAATGAAAACATTACGAGTTCCTGTTGTATTGCACTGCCCAACACAGTCACCAATAAAGTTATTATGACATCCAAAAGTATTCGAAAATCCAGCACATAATCCAATAAAGTTGTTGTTGGATCCTGTGGTGTTATATCTTCCAGCATTACGACCAATAAAATTATTATTCTGTCCAATAGTGTTGCAGTATCCTGCCTCACGCCCTATGAAGTTATTGTTGGATCCTGTGGTGTTGTATCTTCCAGCATTACGACCAAAGAAGTTATTATAACAACCAGTAGTATTATACTGCCCCGCAAAGACACCAAAGAAGTTATTATAAGCACCGAAAGTATTAGAAAATCCTGCACTATTTCCTATGAAGTTGTTGTGGTTTCCTGTGGCGTTACAATGTCCAGCAGATCTTCCAATAAAATTATTAGAACTACCAGTGGTATTATTACGCCCTGCATTATATCCACCAAAGAAGTTATGACATCCAGTGGTGTTACAGCGTCCAGCAAGAAATCCAAAGAAATTGTTATAAGAACCAATAGTATTAATACATCCTGATTGAGTTCCAATAAAATTATTATGATTTCCAGTAGTATTATTGATTCCAGCACACTGTCCAAAGAAGTTATTATAGCTTCCAGTAGTATTAGAAAATCCAGATTGCCTACCTAAGAAGTTGTTGTTGTTTCCTGTAGTGTTAGAACATCCTGCTTGAATACCAAAGAAGTTATTATAGCAACCAAAGGTATTATTGCGCCCAGCACAGTTGCCTATAAAGTTATTGTTGGATCCTGTGGTATTGCAAAGTCCAGAAGAATTGCCAAAGAAGTTATTATGATTTCCATTGGTGTTATTATATCCAGCACATAATCCTATAAAGGTATTATTGTTTCCTGTGGTATTATTAAATCCTGCTCGGGAACCTAAGAAGTTATTGCAACTTCCAGTGGTGTTTAAACGTCCAGCACCACATCCAAAGAAGTTATTATAACTTCCAATAGTATTATAACCTCCTGCAGCATTACCAAAGAAGTTATTATTACTTCCAGTGGTGCTGCACCATCCAGCATAATAACCAAAGAAGTTATTGCAACAACCAAAAGTATTAGAACGTCCAGCAGCATATCCAATGAAGTTATTATGACATCCAGTAGTATTACTTCTACCAGCACCAACACCAGCAAAGAAGTTATCCGTACCACCACTTAAACTACCACCAGTTGTTGTATCACCAATTCTGATATTGGCAGTAGAACCAAAAGATACTTGAGTGAATGTAGCAACACCAGTGATATTCAGGTCAGTGAAAGTATTAGGTCCAATTGAAATCGAACTTTCAATGGTTGCTGCAGTAACGGCATCTAATGAAGCAATGTTCTGTAACTGCCTTGCACTTGAAACAATCTGAGTTGAACCAATACTTAACGAATTTGCAGTTACAATACCTGCAGTGTTAATATTTTCTACAACTAGATTTGCGCCTGTTTCAATACCAGCAGCGTTAACCTTCGTGAATGCCATTATGGTTTTTTATGTATTTATAGACCTGCGGCATCTAAACGCTTAAGAACTTCTTTTAATGTATTTCTGAGTTCTGTGTTTTCTTGGTCGAGTTCTTGAATCGCTTTAATCAGAATAGGAATAAAGTTGGTCTTATAAATTCCTAAACTATCAGGTGCATTGTCGTCTACTAATCTGAGGTAATCTGCATTGTATTCTTCTTGGACTGCTTGGACTTCTTGTGCAATTAAACCTGCTTCTTCCTTGCCTTGTGGAGGCAACTTCTTCTTCTCTTCGTCACGGAAGTCCCACTGGAATTTAACTGGTCTGAGTTTTCCTAAGAAATCTTTTCCTTGTGGTAGGTTTTGAATATTGATTTTATCTCTACCGTCAGAAGTGTTACCCCAAGCACTAAATGCACCACTGTAGCAGGCAGCAGTCGCATTACCAGAAGAGATGACGACTTGGTTGCTGTTGGTTGCTGATGGAACGTTATATGGTCCAAGAACAACGTTACAAGAACCAATAGTATTATTGCATCCTGCATATGCACCAATAAAAACATTTTTTATTCCAGTGGTATTTGCTCTTCCAGCACCAATACCCATAAAACTATTGTAACATCCAGTGCTATTGCAAAGTCCTGCATTAACACCAAAGAATTGATTATATCTTCCACTGGTATTATTCAATCCAGCAACTGTCCCCATAAACTGGTTGTGTCTACCAATAGTATTAGAATATCCAGCACAGGTTCCTATAAAGGTGTTGTCGCCTCCTGTAGTGTTGGAATATCCAGCAGTGACACCAAAGAAATTGTTGTTGGTTCCTGTGGTGTTTGTTTGTCCAGCACGAAGACCAAAGAAAATATTATTAGATCCAGTTGTATTGAAATATCCAGCGTATTTTCCAAAGAAAGTATTATAGCAACCAGAAGTATTCGCTAATCCTGCAGCACGACCAAAGAAATTGTTATAAGAACCTGTTGTGTTACATCTACCTGCACTAGATCCAAAGAAGTTATTAAAGGAACCAGTGGTATTACACCATCCAGCAAGAGCCCCAAAGAAATTATTAAGATCACCAAAAGTATTAGAATATCCAGCACACTGTCCTATAAAGGTGTTGTTGGATCCTGTGGTGTTGCAACGTCCCGAAAGAAGACCAAAGAAGTTGTTATTAGATCCAGTCGTATTAGAACGTCCAACATCTACTCCAAAGAAGTTATTATAATTACCAAAAGTATTACTACAACCTGTAGCATCACCAATGAAGTTATTACCATTTCCTGTGGTGTTGCCTTGCCCTGCTCTCCATCCAATAAAGTTGTTATGAAAACCAAAAGTATTGTTACGTCCTGCACAGGCACCAATAAAGGTATTATTTCCTCCAGTGGTATTAGCGCATCCTGCACATAATCCGAAGAAAGTATTGCAACTTCCTGTAGTATTACAATATCCTGCAGAAGTGCCAAGGAAATTATTATGAGACCCAGTAGTGTTAAATCTTCCCGCCTCGGCACCAGAGAAAAAGTTTTGCTCTCCAGTTGTATTTGATGTTCCCGTATTGCGTCCAATAAAAGTATTAAAAAATCCAGTGGTGTTACATTTACCTGCACTTCTTCCAATAAAAGTATTGTAACAACCAAAAGTATTAGCAAATCCAGCACACTGTCCTATAAAGGTATTGTCTGCTCCTGTGGTGTTGGAGTATCCAGCATTTAATCCAAAGAAGTTATTATGACTTCCTGTGGTATTGGAATTTCCAGCAGCATTGCCAAAAAAGTTATTATAGCATCCAGTAGTATTGTAACGTCCAGAAACATTGCCAAAGAAGTTATTAAAGCAACCAGTAATGTTGCAACGTCCTGTAAAACGACCAAAGAAGTTATTATAACCACCAAAAGTATTAGAATATCCAGCACATAGTCCTATAAAGGTGTTGTGGCATCCAGTGGTGTTGCTATTTCCTGCACGGGACCCAAAGAAGTTATTATAATTACCAAAAGTATTGGAAACTCCCGTATTTGGTCCAATGAAATTATTTCTAGACCCAGTAGTATTGCATAAACCTGCATTAAAACCAAAGAAGTTATTATAAGCACCAAAGGTATTGGAATATCCAGCACAGAATCCTATAAAGTTATTGTGGTTTCCAGTGGTGTTGCTTCTTCCTGCATAATAACCAAAGAAGTTATTATTGGTACCAGTAGTATTAGAAAGTCCAGAAAATTGCCCAAAGAAATTGTTGCGAATTCCAGTTGTGTTACAGCGACCTGCAGAAGGTCCAAAGAAATTATTAAAGCAACCAAAAGTATTAGAAAGACCAGCAAGGGTTCCTATAAAGTTATTATCAGTTCCTGTAGTATTGGAATATCCAGCACATAGACCTATAAAGTTATTGCAATTTCCTGCGGTGTTACTGAAACCTGCAAATTTTCCAAAGAAATTATTATAACCACCAAAAGTATTAGAATATCCAGCACAGAATCCTATAAAGGTATTGTGATTTCCAGTAGTGTTACAGAATCCTACTTGAAGTCCAAAGAAGTTATTATTTTCACCAAAAGTATTAGAATATCCAGCACACTGTCCTATAAAGGTATTGTTGGTTCCTGTGGTGTTGCAAGCACCAGCAAGATATCCAAAGAAGTTATTAAAAGATCCAGTAGTATTTCGATATCCAGCAGCATATCCACCAAAAAAGTTGTTACTTCCAGTAGTGTTTAATTGACCTGCACGAAACCCAATGAAAATATTGCAGTTTCCTGTCGTATTAGCACAACCTGCATAAAATCCAAAGAAGTTATTATACTTACCAGTGGTGTTGCAGAGACCAGCAATATTTCCAAAGAAGTTGTTGTGAGATCCTGTAGTATTTTTAAATCCTGCCTGAACACCAAAAAAGGTGTTATCAGTTCCTGTGGTATTGCATTGTCCTGCAGCACGACCAAAGAAATTATTATTATTTCCAGTGGTATTTTCACGTCCCGCAAGATATCCAAAGAAATTATTATTACTTCCTGTGGTGTTGTATCTACCAGCACCACAACCAAAGAAATTATTATAACATCCAGTAGTATTACAAAATCCTGCAGCACTACCTATAAAGTTATTATGACATCCAAAAGTATTCGAAAATCCAGCACACTGACCTATAAAGATGTTGAAGCTTCCTGTGGTGTTATAACGTCCTGCATAATAACCTATGAAGTTGTTGTGAGATCCTGTAGTATTGACACGTCCAGTAGCACGACCAATAAAGTTATTATAACTTCCAATGCTATTTAAATATCCTGCACGACATCCAATAAAAACATTATCATTACCAAAAGTATTATAAAAACCAGATTGCTGTCCTATAAAGACGTTTCTATTTCCAGTAGTGTTGCAATAACCTGTACCATTACCAATGAAGTTATTGTTATTTCCGGTCGTGTTAAAAAATCCAGCATTTGGACCAAAGAAATTATTAGCATTTCCCGTAGTGTTACAACGTCCAGCACTTGTACCAAAAAAGTTATTATAACAACCTGTTGTATTACACTGACCTGATGTGTTTCCAAAGAAGTTATTAAAGGATCCAAAAGTATTAGAAAATCCTGTACATTGTCCTATAAAGTTGTTGTTGGTTCCTGTGGTGTTATTACATCCTGAAAAAAGACCGAAGAAATTATTATAAGCACCAGTAGTATTACAAAATCCTGCACGTTGTCCAATAAAGTTGTTATTAGATGCAGTTGTATTACTTCTACCAGCAAGGTATCCTAAAAAATTATTTGATATTCCCGTAGTATTGCAAGCACCAGCATATCTACCAAAGAAGTTATTGTAGCATCCAGTTGTGTTACTAAGTCCTGAACACTGACCAATAAAGTTATTAAAACATCCAAAGGTATTCGAATATCCAGCACATAGTCCTATAAAGGTGTTGTTGGATCCTGTAGTGTTGCATCTACCTGCTTGCAGACCAAAGAAGTTATTATTGCCCCCTGTAGTATTGTATCTCCCTGCCAAATAACCAAAGAAGTTATTATAACAACCAGTAGTATTAGAGAACCCTGCAATTGCTCCAAAGAAGTTATTAAAAGCACCAAAAGTATTAGAATATCCAGCACACTGTCCTATAAAGGTATTGTTGGTTCCTGTGGTGTTTAAGTATCCTGCAGCATATCCAAAGAAGTTATTGAAGCATCCAAAAGTATTAGAATATCCAGCACACAGTCCTATAAAGTTATTGTTGTTTCCTGTGGTGTTAGAACGTCCTGCCTGTGAACCAAAAAAGTTATTATAATTACCAAACGTATTAGATTGACCTGCACCAAAACCTAAGAAGTTATTATATGCTCCACAGGTATTGTTGAATCCTGCACTATTACCTAAGAAGTTATTAGAAACTCCAGTGGTGTTTGATCTTCCTGCAGATCTACCAAAGAAATTATTATTAGATCCTGTAGTATTAAGGCGTCCAGCACTAGAACCAAAGAAATTATTACGAGTTCCTGTTGTATTGGAATATCCAGCACACTGACCTATAAAAGTATTGTATACTCCAGTAGTATTATAATACCCAGCACATTGTCCAATAAAAACATTATGAGTTCCAGTCGTCGTAGAACTACCAGCACCAACCCCAGCAAAAAAGTTATGAACACCATCAGTAACAACAGCACCAGTGGTACTATCACCAATCTTAATATTCGTATCGCAATATCCAATGACACCAGCAACCTGAAGTTTGACGGTTGGGTTGGTCACACCAAGTCCAAGTTCACCCAAACTATCAACAACAACGATTGTACTTCCAGACCCTACCTGAAACTGTTGTACTGGAGAGTTCGTTGCAATTCCAACCGTACCTGCATTTAAAGTACTTACAGTTGTAACCCCTGTTAGAGTAACGTTACTAGAGATACCTATATTGGTTACTTGCGTAAGACGTTCAAGTGCCATTTTTGTTTTTTAGTTATTTATTCTGGTTCTTAAGGTCATTAAGTTCTTGTCTTAATGAAGTCACTTCTGCATCAAGTTCTTTGATTGCATTGACGAGCACTGGGATCATATAGTCGTGTGTGATACCAAGATTATCTGGGTCAGAGTTATTGACGATAATTGGTTCATCACCCTCTAGAGACATTACTTCTTGTGCTGAGAATCCATATCTCTTTCTTGGATCCTTGAGTTCTCCTGTCTCTTTGTCCTTAAAGGAGTACTTGATTGGGTTGACTCCTCTTAAGAAATCTCTACCGTATGGTACGTTGCCCCAGACACACTTGTATCTGATATCGGAGGCGACACCCCAAGCAATCTGGATACAGGCTGTTGTATGGGATGAGTTACCCATAACAATTTGGTTACCAGTGGTTGTCATATTAATGAGACCACCTGGAGATGATCCAGTTGTTCCAGAAAAACGACCAATTGCTATATTATTAGATGCTGTAGTATTGTTCTGACCTGCACCATAACCAATAAAAACATTACAGCAACCACCAGTGTTACTAAATCCAGCATCACGACCAAAGAATTGGTTATAACAACCAGTGGTGTTATAACGCCCAGCATTACAACCAATAGCATTGTTATGGCATCCAGTAGTATTAGTAACTCCTGCCTCTCTACCAAGAAAAACATTCCAACTTCCAATAGTATTGCTAGCTCCTGCTCCAAAACCTATAAAAACATTACAACTTCCTGTGGTATTGAAGTATCCTGCAGATTCTCCAAAGAAAATATTGTTGTTTCCAGTAGTATTACAAAAACCAGAGGCATTACCAGCAAAAACATTACTATATCCAAAAGTATTAGAATATCCAACACATCTCCCTATAAAGACATTGTTGGTTCCTGTGGTGTTGGAGTATCCTGTATTAAGTCCAAAGAAGTTGTTGTTGTTTCCTGTGGTGTTATAACGTCCAGCTTCACGTCCTATAAAGTTATTATTAGATCCTGTAGTATTTTTATATCCAGAAACAGGACCAAAGAAGTTATTACACTGTCCTGTCGTATTATAATATCCACTTGCACGTCCAAAGAAGTTATTATACTGACCTATTGTATTGCAATATCCAGCACATCCACCTATAAAGTTATTATTGTTTCCTGTAGTGTTACTGCGACCTGCAAATAACCCAAAGAAGTTATTAAAACATCCAGTGGTGTTGCAGAAACCTGCTTGTGTTCCAATGAAATTATTACAACTACCAAAAGTATTAAGACATCCTGCTTGTTGACCTATAAAGTTATTAGCAGTTCCAGTTGTATTAGATTGTCCAGCATAAACACCTATAAAATTATTGTTTATACCAAAAGTATTAGAATATCCAGCACACGCACCTATAAAGTTATTGTTGTTTCCTGTGGTATTACTTCTACCTGCATAACGACCAAAGAAGTTGTTACTGGATCCTGTAGTATTAGAAAATCCTGCTTGTCTTCCGAAGAAGTTATTATATCCACCAAAAGTATTAGAATATCCGGAATCGCAACCAATAAAGGTATTACTATTTCCTGTAGTATTACAAATACCAGCATTCAAACCAAAGAAGTTATTAAAGCATCCTGTAGTATTTCTAAATCCTGCTTGTCTTCCAAAGAAATTATTGAAACCACCAGTAGTATTGAAAAATCCTGCATCACATCCAAAGAAGTTATTATAGTTTCCAGTGGTGTTGCAAAGTCCTGCACCACGTCCAATGAAATTATTAAAGCAACCAAAAGTATTAGAATATCCAGCGCATAGTCCTATAAAGTTATTGTTGGATCCTGTGGTGTTATATCTTCCTGCAGCATAACCAAAGAAGGTATTGTATGATCCTGTGGTATTTTTACATCCAGCAAGTTGTCCAAAGATATTATTATTATTTCCTGTAGTGCTGCAAAGTCCTGCATAACGTCCAAAGATATTATTATTACTTCCTGTAGTGTTTGAATATCCTGCATAATAACCAAAGAAATTATTGCAGTTACCAAAAGTGTTAGTATATCCAGCACGTTGTCCTATAAAGTTATTATTAGATCCTGTAGTATTTCCTTGTCCAGCACGGCAACCAAAGAAGTTATTATTACTTCCAAAGGTATTTGCATAACCAGCAAGAAGACCAATAAAAGTATTATGATTTCCTGTGGTGTTACAACGTCCAGCATCAACGCCAAAGAAATTATTATAGCAACCAGTAGTATTATCACGCCCAGCACCACACCCAAAGAAATTATTGTGACATCCTGTGGTGTTAGAAGCACCTGCATAACGACCAAAGAAGTTGTTAAAACAACCTGTGGTGTTACAACGTCCTGCAGAACATCCTAAAAAGTTATTAAAACAACCAAAAGTATTATAAAGTCCTGCTGCTTGCCCTATAAAAATATTAGAACCGCCAGTAGTATTACAACGTCCGGCACTATTTCCAATAAAATTATTAGCACCCCCAAAAGTATTAGAATATCCAGCACACTGTCCTATAAAGGTATTGTTGATTCCTGTGGTGTTTAAGTATCCTGCAAAAAACCCAAAGAAATTATTGTTAGAACCAAAGGTATTGCAAAAACCTGCATTACGACCTATAAAGTTGTTGTTGTTTCCTGTGGTGTTTAAGTATCCTGCTTGGCACCCAAAAAAGTTATTATGACTTCCAGTGGTATTATAATATCCAGAATATTTGCCAAAGAAATTATTATAGTTTCCTGTTGTATTACATCTTCCTGCTTCACGATTGAAGAAATTATTATAACTTCCAATGGTATTTGCATTTCCTGCGTTATAACCTATAAAGTTATTATGTTTTCCAGTTGTATTAGAAAATCCTGATGTAGTACCAAAGAAGTTATTAAAGCAACCAAAAGTATTAGAATATCCAGCACACTGTCCTATAAAGGTATTGTTGGATCCAGTGGTGTTGCTTCTACCTGCAAAAATACCAAAGAAATTATTTTGAGAACCAGTGGTATTGCAAAATCCTGATTGAACACCAAAGAAATTATTGTTGGATCCTGTGGTGTTATAACGACCTGCACTACCACCAAAGAAATTATTATAATTACCAGATGTGTTGCTTTTACCTGCATAACCGCCAAAGAAGTTATTACACTGTCCTGTCGTATTATAATATCCACTTGCACGTCCAAAGAAGTTATTATACTGACCTGTAGTATTGCATCTACCTGCACTAGGTCCAAAAAAGTTATTAAAGCAACCAGTGGTATTACAAAGTCCTGCGAAGATACCAAAGAAATTGTTATAACCACCAAAAGTATTAGAGTATCCAGCACATCGCCCTATGAAGTTGTTATTGTTTCCTGTGGTGTTTTTACATCCTGCTTGTAGACCAAAGAAATTATTGAAACTACCAAAAGTGTTAGCAGCACCTGCACTAGCACCAATAAAATTATTATGTTCTCCTGTAGTGGTACAATATCCTCCACGAAAACCAAAAAAGTTATTATAGCTACCAGAAGTACTAAATTGACCCGCCCTTCTTCCAATAAAAATATTTCGGCATCCGGTAATATTGCAAATCCCTGCATTGTATCCACCAAAGAAGTTATCAGAACCAAAAGTATTAGCAAATCCAGCACACTGTCCTATAAAGGTATTGTTGTTTCCTGTAGTATTACAACGTCCAGCAAGATATCCAAAGAAGTTATTGTAACTACCAAAAGTATTATAAGTTCCAACACCCTGTCCTATAAAATTATTGCGATTTCCAGTCGTGTTAAATTTGCCTACGTTGGTTCCTAAGAAGTTATTACCTTGTCCAGTAGTATTAGAATATCCAGCACACAGTCCTATAAAGTTATTATTAACTCCTGTAGTATTGGATTGACCGGCACGGAAACCAAGGAAGTTATTATAACAACCAGTGGTGTTATAACGACCTGCACCAAATCCAATAAAATTGTTGCTATTTCCTTCTGTGTTATCACGTCCAGCAAAACGACCAATAAAGTTATTGTATGCACCAAAAGTATTCGAATATCCAGCACATAGTCCTATAAAGTTGTTGTTGGTTCCTGTGGTGTTGCTTCTACCCGCAGCATATCCACCAAAGAAATTATGATTTCCTGTCGTATTGCAACGTCCTGCATTTAATCCAAAGAAATTATTATGACATCCAGTAGTATTACAAAGTCCAGAATTAATACCAAAAAAGTTATTGTAACAACCAAAAGTATTGGAGAATCCAGCACACTGTCCTATGAAGGCGTTGCCGTTTCCAGTAGTATTAGAATATCCAGCACACTGTCCTATAAAGGTATTGTTGGATCCTGTGGTGTTGCAGAAACCAGCACGAAGACCAAAGAAATTGTTAGCGCATCCGGTGGTATTGCTATATCCCGCACTAGGACCAAGGAAGTTATTATAAGAACCGATAGTATTTAAATTACCTGCACGACATCCAATAAAATTATTACATCTTCCAGTAGTATTGCAAAGTCCAGCACGACTACCAAAGAAATTGTTATTATTTCCGGTGGTATTATAATATCCAGCACATTGCCCAAAGAAGTTATTACCATTTCCAGTCGTCGTAGAACTACCAGCACCAACACCAGCAAAGAAGTTATGAGACCCAGTGGTTACAACAGCACCAGTGGTACTATCACCTAACTTAATGTTTGTATCATTAAATCCAATCGTCCCACCGACTTGTAACTTAACTTGTGGGCTTGTTGTATCAATACCAATGCGATTATTAACAGTATCTAAGTATAATAATCCAGAGTTATAATTGAATGGCGAAGATAACTTTGAACCAGTTACAGTTCCATCTCCAGGAACTCCAACACCCAATGCAGTTCCTAAAACAATACAGAAGAAATCACTTCCTGCAAGTGGAGCAGAAGCAAAAGTGATTTGATTTAGATTGATTGTATATGCCTTAATTGGTTCTTGTACAACACCGCCGAGTGATACAAGAATTGAAAAAGCAGAACCAGGATAAAATGGTTGCCCACCAGAAGTTAAATTAAATGTTACCTCAGTTCCATTAAAAAAACTTTGGAGATCATCTAATTTTAAATAATTTCCGTTGCTAAGAGCTCTTCCAATATATGACATTATGGTTTTTTAGTTATTTATTCGGGCAATCTTGGTGCTTCTTCATTTCTTTGTGCTGCTGTCTTGACTAAACCTTCTTCATAAGCTGCTAGAACCATATCAGGTTTATTAGTAGCGGTAATAGGTTGGTTGTTTTCTAGTTTAGTTTTAACATAAAGATCGCAGATTTCATCAATCGCAATTCTTGCTCTATTAGTTGCTGCATTATCAATCCATTCTTGTGGATCAGCAGCAACATATTGAAGTGCTAGGTCTTCTGCTTCGGTTAAGGTGATCGTATAGTCCATATTAAGTCTTTTTGAGTATTTATCTTTATCCTACAAGATAACCTGAAAAAGTTCCAGTATTATCAAGAGCAAATGAAGTCATTGTTGGAAATATTTCTGCTTCAACATAATCATTTGCGGATAAATTTATTAAGCTGGAAGTAACTATAGACTCATAAGCACTTATTGTAATGGTAGCATATGTTGTTCCATAAAAACCACTACCATTTTTTTTCAGGGACATTCTCAAATATCCTGCATTTGGTGAAGATCCCATACATGTAAATTGAAATTGATATGTTCCACTTACAGGAGCAGTGAATTTATTACTAGAATAATTACTACCAATGTCTATAACTTCTGTATCAAAGGAAACGACATTATTGACAGATTGAGTAAGAGTTTGTCCGGAACTTTTTGTAGCAATAAATGCTGGTTGATAAGGTAAGGTCAATCTGCCGGAACTATCAAACCTAGCAACTTCAGCAAAAACTGGTCCTGCTGATTGTGTTTTGAATGCGAGTGCAGTGGTATCATTTCCCGTTCCGACACATTCTATTCCAACGAAAGCAGTATTTCCGTTTCTAGCATTTCCTAATGCAATACCAGAAAAGGTAGTCGTTGCTGTTGTATTGGTATTTAAAAGTGTAATTGCGTTTGCAGTTTGTGGTGTAGCAGTTGCACTATAAGCAGTTGAAGATGAATAATTAATTTGTAATTTTGAGAATGGATTTGTAAGTCCTACACCGACATTACCAGCACCAGTAACCGCAAGCAATGAATTTGAACTATGATCTTCTACATAAATTTTATAATTACTGGAATGTCCTTTAATTCTTAATTCGGCATTTGTAGGTGCAATACTTCCTGGAATAATATTATTAGGACGTTGAATGAATATAACTGGTGCAACCGAAGGAGTTGCTGCAAGATCTACTGCTTCAAGTTTTGATGTTGGATTTGTAAGTCCTACACCAATATTACCACTACTAGTACCATAAATCCAGTTCACACCACCAGCACCAATCGCTAACTGACAGCTACCAGTTGCTGATGGAACTTGTGCATTGTTTCCAAGAGCAATATTATTAGAACCAGTGGTAACAGAGCATCCTGCATAACGACCTAAGAATGTGTTGCAAGAACCTGTAGTAGTTTTTCCTCCTGCATAACGACCAAAGAAATTATTATAACAACCAGTGGTGTTTGCATATCCAGCAATATTTCCAAAGAAGTTGTTGTTGTTTCCTGTGGTGTTGCTAGCACCAGCAAGATATCCAAAGAAATTGTTATTAGAACCAGTAGTATTTTCTCTTCCAGCATTAAAACCTAAGAAGTTGTTGAAAGTTCCAGTAGTGGTTTTATAACCTCCATAATATCCGAAGAAATTATTATTGCAACCAGTGGTATTTGCATATCCAGCAAAAGTTCCTAGGAAATTATTACAACCTCCAAAAGTATTACAGTATCCTGCACCTTGTCCAATAAAGTTGTTGTTGTTTCCTGTAGTATTATATCTTCCTGCAGAAGATCCAAAGAAGTTATTATAAGAACCAGTGGTATTACAAAGTCCAGCACTAACTCCAATAAAATTATTTCTTACACCAGTAGTATTACAGAATCCTGTACGTAATCCAATAAAGTTGTTATAGTTACCAAAAGTATTAGAATATCCAGCACACTGTCCTATAAAGGTGTTGTTGTTTCCTGTGGTATTAGAAAATCCTGTACTATTACCGAAGAAGTTATTACAACTTCCAGTGGTATTTTTATAACCACCAAACGCACCCATAAAGTTATTATTATTTCCAAAAGTATTACAATAACCGGCATTCACTCCTATGAAATTATTGCAGTTTCCAGTAGTGTTAAATCGACCTGCTTGACTTGTAAAGAAATTATTAAAATTTCCTGTGGTATTGGAGCATCCTGCGGCATTACCAAAGAAGTTATTATCTCCACCAAAAGTATTAGAAAATCCAGTACATCTTCCTATAAAGTTGTTATGATCTCCTGTAGTATTACAGTGTCCTGCTTGGAAACCAAAAAAGTTGTTATTAGTTCCTGTAGTGTTATAACGTCCTGCACTACGTCCCATAAAGTTATTGTTGACTCCTGTGGTGTTAGAGAACCCAGCACACATACCAAAGAAGTTATTGCAACTTCCTGTAGTATTACAATATCCTGCACACTGTCCTATAAAGTTATTGTTGTTTCCTGTGGTGTTTCTATTTCCAGCATAACGACCAAGGAAATTATTATGACTTCCAAAAGTATTACAATATCCTCCAATTTGCCCTATGAAAATATTATAACTTCCAGTGCTGTTAAAACGCCCTGCTCTATCACCAAAGAAAGTATTATTATTTCCAGTTGTGTTACCCGATCCGGCATAACTACCAACGAAGAAATTACTACTACCAAAAGTATTAGAAGTTCCAGATTTATTTCCTATAAAGTTGTTGTTGGATCCTGTGGTATTGGAGAAACCAGCACGGCAACCAAAAAAGTTATTATTACATCCAGTAGTGTTACAGTATCCTGCAAGATTACCAAAGAAATTATTATAAGCACCAAAAGTATTAGAAAGTCCAGCACATCTTCCTATAAAGTTGTTGTTGATTCCTGTGGTGTTACAGTATCCTGCAAGAGCACCAAAGAAATTATTATACTGACCGGTGGTATTAAAATATCCAGCATTGTTTCCTATAAAAGTATTGTGGCTTCCTGTGGTGTTGCTTCTACCTGCTTGATTTCCAAAGAAGTTATTAAAACAAGCAGTGGTGTTATTTCTACCTGCTTGAAATCCAAAGAAGTTATTGCAACTACCAAAAGTATTATATCTTCCAGCAGCATTACCAATAAAATTATTGGCATTTCCTGTAGCATTACATTGACCAGTAATACGCCCAAAGAAATTATTGTAACAACCAGTGGTATTATAACGCCCTGCATTAATACCAAAGAAGTTATTATACCCTCCAGTCGTCGTAGAACTACCAGCACCAGCACCAGCAAAGAAGTTATTCGAACCAGTGGTTACAACAGCACCAGTCGTACTGTCACCTAACTTAATGTTACTATCATTAAATCCAATGGTACCACCGACTTGCAATTTAACCAGTGGATTTGTGGTTCCTACACCGACATTACCATTAAAATAAGCACCACCACTAACTTGAAGTGGTTGTGATGAGGTTCCTGTTGCTGTTGTCGTATTAACTAAAACTTCACCCGTTGATGTAATTGCTACTCTATTTCCCGTATTTGTTACATCTCGAATTACTAATTGAGTAGAACCTTGTATTCCAATTCTATAATGCATTAAAGAATTTTGGAATCTTAATGCAGCAACATTACTATCTCCAGTTACAACCCAAGCAGAATTTTCTCCAGAATTTCTATAAGAATAAAATGAATTTGAAGTTGATGAATTGATTTGTAATTGTGCTGTTGGATTTGTGGTCCCTATGCCAACCGAACCACTGAAATAAGCACCACCAGTGACTTGAAGATCTTGATTTGCAGTTCCAGTTGTTGCACCAGAACCAATCTTAATTGTACCACCAGTAATTTTAAGTCTTTCATTTGCTGCTAATGTACCACCAGTGAAGAATGAAAGTGTCTTACCAATTCCAGCAACACCAATACTTAAACTTCCATCACTGGTATATAAGTATCCGTCATTGGCACCATTGATTGTCCAAGTTGACGTTGAGAATTCACTGTTGTTAATGCCTAAGTCTATAAAGTTCGTTGTATCACTACCATTATCTGCAGTTACAACAAAGTCCGCAGAAGCAGCATTTCCAGTATTTGAGTTACGAAGATTAACCTGAGTATAATTATTCGCAAACGCAGTGAAGTCAGCAACACAGGAAGTCAGTCCGGAAAGTGCAGGAGTACCAGTTGGAGAGACTGTTAAATTATAAGGTGGATTTGTGATTCCAATGCCAAGATTTCCAGAAATATAAGAACCACCAGCAACTTGAAGTCTTTGATTTGCAGTTCCTGATGAGGTTGCAGTACCGACTAAGATACTTGAAACTACAATTGAATCATTAGTTGTTAATCCTACATTACCAGTTCTTCCATAGAATCCAGTCACTGCACTGGACGTAGCACCAGCAAAACCAATATGACGAACCTGAATGATTGTACCACTTCCAGGTGCTTCAACGAACGTCAGAACGTTTCCAATGACGCTATAAGCTCTAACAGTCGTTGCATCATCTGGATACTGAACAACACCATTGATTGTAACTAATACGTTCTGATTGTTTGGTGGTGTTTTTGAAAGTGTGAAGTTTGTTTGAGATCCATTGCCAACGAAACTATCAACAGTATTATCACTGGTATCAAACGTTGGGTAATTGTTTGCAATGACATTACCCCAGAAGGCATCAGTGTCTACAGGAGGAACTGAAAATACAATGGTACTATCAGTTTCAATACCAAAACCATTTGAAGGTGTGGAACTGTCACTTGGTTGTTGGAGAACACCATTAATGGAGATTTGTAATTGTGCTCCTCTGGTGACTTGTGCTTTGGTTCCGTTATTATAAGTTGCTTTGAACTTTGTATTAATACCATCAAAACCAACAACTAATGTGTGAGTTGTTCCAGTTCCTAATGCTGTAAGAGTAATATTTGAATTATTATTTGCGTTTGCAAGTGATGTGGCAAGACGAATTGTATTTTGATCTACTTTTATGATATAATAGTAAGTACCAGACGTTAAACCACCAATTGCAGTTCCAGTAGTCGAATATAAAACTCTCTGACCAGTAATGAAGCGATGACCAGTCAGAGAAATGGAGGAATCAGATACTGATACAGTTGCGGATGATGCACCATCAAACGTTTGTGTGAACGTTGAAATGTCATCAAGTATTCTGAAACTATTATCTCCGCTTACCGGAAAGTTGCCGATATAAGAAGCCATTATGGTTTTTTAGATATTTATAGACCTGCAGCGTCTAAACGAGCACGGATTTCATTGTTTTCATTTTGAAGAGTTTGTACTGTTTCTTTGAGTTCTGTGTTTTCTTGATCGAGTTCTTTGATTGCGTTGATCATAATAGGAATTAAGTTTGTTGCACCTAATGTGTACTGGTTTGGATCATTGGTATCAACAAGATTTGTATATGGAGCATTGTACTGCTCTACTGTTTCTAGGACTTCTTGTGCAATAAAACCAATTGCTTCCTTACCTTTATCGGCATCAGTGTGTCTATGATTCCACTTAAACTTACGTGGTTTGACACCTTTTAAGAAATCACGACCAAGTGATAATGGTTGAATATCAGTTTTATCTCTTTGGTCGGAAGTGAATGTCCAAGAAGTTGCGGCACCTTGGAAACGTGCTGTGTTTGTTCCGTTCCAAAGAGTAACTTCATTAGATACTGATGAACTTGAAGTTTGACCACTAGAACCAATTACAACATTATTGGAACCTGTGACATTATTGCAACCCGCATAACGACCTAAGAATGTGTTGTTAGAACCACTGGTAGTTTTACCTCCTGCATACCAACCCATAAAAGTGTTAGCTGCTCCAGTGGAGTTGCAAAGTCCTGCATTAATACCAACAAAAGTACCTAAACATGCTGTAGTGTTATTACGTCCTGCATTAGTGCCAAAGAAACTGTTGTAACATCCTACAGTATTAGCACATCCTGTGCGGAAACCGAAGAAGGTATTATAAGAACCAGTGGTATTATTAAATCCAGCACATCTTCCTATAAAGTTATTGTCATTTCCTGTGGTGTTGAAACGTCCAGCAGCACATCCAAGAAAAACGTTATATTGTCCAGTGGTGTTTGCACGTCCTGCATTATATCCACCGAAGAAATTATGACCTCCTGTGGTATTAGAAAGTCCTGCATAACGACCAAAGAAATTATTCATTTGTCCGGTCGTATTAGAACAACCAGCATTCTGTCCTATAAAGTTGTTGAAGCTTCCTGTGGTGTTTTTGCATCCTGCATAACGACCAAAAAAGTTATTATGACTTCCTGTGGTGTTGCAAAGACCTGCTTTATATCCACCAAAGAAATTAAATGATCCTGTGGTATTAAAACGTCCTGGAGTATATCCAATAAAAATATTGGCACATCCTGTAGTATTAGAACGTCCTGCATAAACACCAAAGAAGTTATTATAACATCCTGTGGTATTTGCACATCCTGCAAGACTTCCAAAGAAATTATTAAGTCTACCAGTTGTATTAGAATATCCAGCACACAGTCCTATAAAGGTATTGTTGTCTCCTGTGGTGTTGCAACGTCCTGCACGAAAACCAAAGAAGTTATTAAAAGATCCAGTAGTATTAGCGCGTCCAGCGTCATTGCCCAAGAAATTATTATTACATCCTGTAGAATTTACACATCCTGCTTCTGCACCAAAAAAGTTATTTTGATTTCCTGTAGTATTAAGTAATCCAGCACTACGTCCAAAGAAAACATTGTATCCACCAGAAGTATTGCAACATCCTGCTTGATTTCCTACAAAGATATTATTACTTCCTGTAGTATTATAACGACCAGTACACTTACCTATAAAAACGTTAAAACTTCCAATTGTAGTATTGCATCCAGAATCATTACCAATAAAAATATTCTGAGTTCCAGTGGTATTGGCGAAACCAGCATTTTGTCCAAAGAAGTTGTTGTGAGATCCTGTAGTGTTACAGAAACCAGAACGATTGCCAAAGAAATTATTATGATTTCCAGTGGTATTAAAACGTCCCGCTTCAAGACCAAAGAAGTTATTGTATGTGCCCGTAGTATTGCAGCATCCTGCTTCTTGTCCTAAGAACGTATTAAAATTACCAGTAGTATTACTATATCCAGCAAGATTGCCAACAAAGAAGTTACTGCAACCAAAAGTATTACAATATCCAGTACATCTTCCAATAAATGTATTTTGATTTCCTGTAGTATTGCAACGCCCAGCATTGAACCCAAAGAAATTATTATAACAACCAGTAGTATTTTCTCTTCCTGCTGTATTTCCTATAAAGTTATTGTGACATCCTCCAGTATTGCACTGACCTGCATTGAGACCAATGAAATTATTTCTTGAACCGAATGTGTTATTTTGCCCAGCATAAGCACCAATGAAGTTATTGAATATACCCGTAGTATTACAACGTCCAGCATATGATCCAAAGAAATTATTAAAACATCCAAAAGTATTAGAATATCCAGCACACTGTCCTATAAAGTTATTATTGTTTCCTGTGGTGTTAGAACGTCCCGCCTGACATCCAAAAAAGTTATTATTATTACCAAAAGTATTGCAATATCCAGCACACTGTCCTATAAAGTTGTTGTTGTTTCCTGTGGTGTTTGAATTTCCTGCACTAATACCAAAGAAGTTATTGCAAGAACCAGTCGTGTTACATATTCCTGCACTATTACCAATAAAGTTATTATTATTTCCTGTGGTGTTACAACGTCCAGCATCAACGCCAAAGAAATTATTATAGCAACCAGTAGTATTATCACGCCCTGCACGTAACCCAAAGAAGTTATTAAAGCTTCCAGTGGTATTAGAATATCCAGCACACTGACCTATAAAGTTGTTGTTGGATCCTGTGGTATTATATCTTCCCGCATAACGACCAAAGAAATTATTATTAGATCCTGTGGTGTTATATCTTCCAGCACGGTTTCCAAAGAAATTGTTATTAGATCCTGTAGTATTACAGCATCCGGCAACAAGACCAAAGAAGTTATTATAACATCCAGTAGTATTTGCACATCCTGCTCCGCCTCCAAAGAAATTATTATATCTTCCAAAAGTGTTGCAAAGACCAGCATTAGTCCCTATGAAGTTATTATCTTGTCCAGTGGTGTTTTCAAATCCAGCGCAAACACCTATAAAGATATTTTGAACTCCAATAGTGTTTTTATATCCAGCACACAGTCCTATGAAATTATTGCAACTTCCTGTGGTGTTGAGTGCTCCTGCATTACGACCAAAAAAGTTATTATAAGAACCAGTAGTGTTTTTGCAACCTGCATAAAAACCAATAAAAGTGTTAAAACTTCCTGTAGTATTATAAAAACCTGCGCCACGACCAAAGAAGTTATTATTATATCCTGTTGTATTACAAAGTCCAGCATTAGTGCCAATGAAGTTATTATTAATTCCAGTAGTATTGAAACGACCTGCATTACGTCCAAAGAAATTATTATAAGCACCAAAAGTATTAGCAAATCCAGCACACTGTCCTATAAAAGTGTTGTTGGATCCTGTGGTATTGGAGAAACCAGCACGGCAACCAAAAAAGTTATTATTACATCCAGTAGTATTACAAGCTCCTGCACAGAATCCAAGGAAGTTATTATAAGCACCAAAAGTATTAGCAAATCCAGCACACTGTCCTATGAAGTTATTATTGGTTCCTGTGGTGTTAGAACGTCCTGCCTGTGAACCAAAAAAGTTATTATAACAACCAGTAGTATTGCAACCTGCCTGAAGACCTAAGAAGTTATTATTACTTCCTGTTGTTGCTAACCTTCCTGCATAACGACCGATAAAAATATTATTGATTCCTGTAGTATTACAAAGTCCTGCGTGAAGTCCAAAGAAGTTATTATAACCACCAAAAGTATTACAAAGTCCAGCACACTGTCCTATAAAGGTGTTGTTGGATCCTGTGGTGTTGCAGAAACCAGCAGAACAACCAAAAAAGTTATTGTTGGATCCTGTGGTATTAGAATATCCAGCACACAGTCCTATGAAATTATTGCAACTTCCTGTGGTGTTACAGTATCCAGAATAACGACCAAAGAAGTTATTGTTAGAACCTGTGGTATTCGATTGTCCTGCAAGAATACCAAAAAAGTTATTGTATGAACCAAAAGTATTGGAATATCCTGCTTGGTTTCCTATAAAGTTGTTGTTGGTTCCTGTGGTGTTGCAATATCCTGTATTATTACCAAAGAAGTTATTGTGGGATCCTGTGGTATTATAACGCCCTGCCCAAAAACCAATAAAAGTATTACTACATCCCGTGGTATTGCAAATACCAGCACCACATCCAAAGAAATTATTGTGACATCCTGTGGTATTAGAAAATCCTGCATAACGACCAAAGAAGTTGTTAAAACAACCTGTGGTGTTACAACGTCCTGCAGAACATCCTAAAAAGTTATTAAAACAACCAAAAGTATTATAACGTCCTGCTGATTGCCCTATAAAAATATTAGAACTGCCAGTAGTATTACAACTACCAGCATTAAGTCCAAAGAAATTATTAGCTTGCCCAAAAGTATTAGAAAATCCAGCACACTGACCTATAAAGTTATTGTTGACTCCTGTGGTGTTGCTTTGTCCTGCACTACATCCAAAGAAGTTATTGTTTGATCCTGTGGTATTAGAACATCCAGCACACAGTCCTATAAAGTTGTTGAAACTTCCTGTGGTGTTTGTGTTTCCTGCACGACGACCAAAAAAGTTATTGTTACAACCAGTGGTATTATAAAGACCTGCATTTGGACCGATAAAAATATTAGCATTTGCAGTAGTCGTAGAACTACCAGCACCAACACCAGCAAAGAAATTATTCTGACCACCACTTAAACTGCTACCAGTGGTTGTATCTCCAATTCTAATATTTGCAGTAGAACCAAAAGATACTTGAGTGAATGTAGCAACACCAGTGATATTCAGATCTGCAAACGTATTAGGTCCAGAAGAAATTGCAGTTTCAATTGTCGCTGCTGTTGTAGCGTCTAGCGACGTAATGTTCTGAAGTTGTCTTTCAGAACTGATAACTTGTGTTGAACCAATGGATAAGGTTCTTACACTCGTAACACCAACACTAAAATTATCGTCTTGAACGTTATCTCCGCTAATTCTAGTTAATGGCATATCAGGTCATCTCCAGAATCGATAAGCTTGCGTCTAAACTTGAATTAACATCACTGATTGCAGTTAAACTATCATTTGCTTCCATAATAATTTTGTTTCCCTGCATTACTTCCAGTGAAGAACCTTGTGGAATTGGAACATTCTTAATCAAACTCACACTATCGGTATTTGTTCTTGAAATACCTACCGTGACATTAATACTTCCTCCAGAAATATTTGCTAATGTCAGACCAATAATTGTGGTCATTGTTGCGGATGGAACAGTATAAATCCCAACAGTGCTTACGCCGATGTTTGTTTTTGTTCGTAACCGGAATACATTTGCCATTTATAGTTTATCCAAATGCTATTGAGAGACGTAATGCTTCATCAAGAATATTAACTCCACCCACTTTAATTGCGGTTGAACTATTTATATCACCCACCACATCTAACTTATATGCTGGGGCTGATGTACCTATACCGACGCTGCGAGTTTGAGTATCAAAGACGAATGGGTCTGTGGAAGTTGAAATACCGATGATTGATGTTGAAGCACTTCCAACAAAAGCAATACTTTGATAACGTGGATTTGTAACTGTGGAGATACTTAATGCACCAGCAGCAGCGGAGAGTTGACTGAAATCAACAACGACCGTGCTTCCATATCCAGCGATTGTAATTCCACTTCCAACAATATTAATATCAGTGAATCCAACACCGATTCTTTGATTGATAACACCAGACTGCGGATTAACACCTGTAGAACCAATACCAATTCCAGAAGTGAATAATTGACCATTCTGATATAAGGATCCACTGAAGTTTAGATTTCCACCAACGTCTAATGTATATCCAGGAGTTGTAGAATTAATACCAACTCTTGGACCATTGGTTGTTGTGATAATCGTTCCACCAGTACCAACATTCAGAAGTCCAGTGGTTGTAATTCCACTGACACTGAGATTGGTAACATTCAATCTTGTAATAGTACCAACACCAGTGTAGTTTAAGTTGGTACCAGAAATAAATGGTAATGATGCAGTTCCACTGACTGCTAAACTATTCAGTGTTCCAACAGAAGTCAGTGAAGAATTAGTGACTCCAGTTCCAAGAGAAGTTGAACTGAGGACATCAATTCCATTAATCTTATAAGTCTTACCAGATGCAAGATTTAGATTCTCACTGGATCTTAATGAGTCATTGACATAATCATAAGTGAAAGTCTTACGAATGTTTGTGGAACCAATTCCGATTCCAGCACCATCTAGAAGAACATTACTTGAAACGCTTGTAGCAATACCAACAATAAAATCACCAAGAGCAATTGCAGTTGAATTAACTACAACCTGAGTACCATCAACATAAAGGTCACCCTTGATTCTTACTGCTCCGCTATTATCTCCAATCGCAGCAGGGTCGATAATAATACTCGAAGGTCCAGTAAGTGTATCGCTTGTAATATTAATCGATGAACCAACTGCACCTGTTGATAGACGAGTTGCAGTTACAATCCCAGTTGAATTGAGATTTGTAATTGAAGCCGCAGTGCTATTGAAGTTGGTGATTGTACCAACACCAGTATAATTGAGACTTGTACCACTGATAGTTGTAACGACGCCTGTTACAATATTACCTCTGTTTGCGTTCAGAGTGGTAGAATCTACGTTAGTATAATTTGCGGTGGTACCAGTGATTGAAGTTACAACACCAGAAGTAATATAAGCACTATCAAAATCTGCAAACGTATAAGTGAGATTGGTACCACTCAGAGTATCAACAGTACCAATTCCAGTGTAATTTAAGAACAGACCCGTTGCACTGGTTATGATGCCAGTAACGATATTGGCAGTATTAAAGTTACCAGTAGTGTAAGTTGCATTGGTTCCACTGAGAGTTACAATTGAACCAGTCGTGCTATTCAGTGTTGCAATCGTACCAACACCAGTGTAGTTTAAGTTGGTACCTGATAGATTCGTTGCAACACCAGTAACAATATTTGCGGTTCCAAGATTGCCAGTGGTGTATGTTAGGTTGGTACCACTTAACGTATTAATAGTACCGATACCAGTGTAATTTAATGTAGTACCAGTGATACTTGTAACAACACCAGTGACTACATTCGCAGTTCCAAAATTACCAGTGGTATAGGTTGCACTTGAACCACTAATGGTTGAAATGCTTCCCGTTGTGCTGTTGAGTGTTGCAATCGTACCAACACCCGTATAATTTAAATCAGTACCACTAATGGTTGTGACGACACCAGCAACTACATTGGCAGTTCCAAAGTTACCTGTCGTGTATGTTGCATTTGTACCACTCAGAGTTGTGACAGAACCAGTGGTGCTATTCAGTGTTGAAATCGTACCAACACCAGTGTAATTCAGATTTGTACCAGTGATACTTGTTACAAGACCACTTACAATGTTAGCGGTTCCAAGATTGCCAGTTATATAGGTTAAGTTAGTACCACTTAATGTTCCTACAGAACCAGTGGTGCTGTTTAATGTAGCAATCGTACCAACGCCCGTGTAGTTCAGGTCGGTTCCAGAAATTGTAGTAACGATTCCAGTGACTACATTCGCAGTTCCGAAATTGCCAGTGGTATAAGTTAGGTTGGTACCAGAAAGAGTTGTGGCAGATGCAAGAGTGCTATTTAATGTAGCAATCGTACCGACACCTGTATAGTTTAGATTGGTACCAGTGATACTTGTTACAAGACCACTTACAATGTTAGCAGTTCCAAGATTACCAGTCGTATAAGTTAGATTGGTACCACTTAATGTTGCAATACTACCTGTAGTGCTATTAAGTGTTGCAATCGTACCATTAGTGCTACTGAGTGTTGCAATGGTACCAACACCCACGTAGTTCAGGTCAGTTCCAGAAATTGTCGTAACAACACCAGTAACGACATTTGCAGTTCCAAGATTACCAGTGGTGTATGTTAAATTAGAACCAGAAATTGTGGTAACGACACCTGTAACGGCATTTGCAGTTCCAAAGTTACCAGTGGTATAAGTTGCATTCGTACCACTCAGAGTCGTAACAACACCAGTTACAATATTTGCAGTGTTTGCATTTAATGTTGTAAGAGTACCTGTTGTTCCAGTAAGATTGGTAATCGTACCGACACCAGTATAATTTAAGTTAGTACCACTGATGGTTGTAACAATACCAGATACAATATTAGCATTACTGATATTTCCAGTGCTAATATCGGCATTTGTAATGCTAGCAGTCGGTGCAGTAATAATACCAGAAGCATTAATATTTCTTACGACTGCCAAATCGTTTTCTGTAAATTGAACAGAACCAGCAGCAAGACGAGTTCCTGTTGGGAATTGGGTTGAACCAATACCAACTGCATAATTGATTAACCAAGCATCAGTACCTAATCCAGCAAAATCACCAGTCTTGAACCACAGAATTTTCTTATATGTTGCAGGAAGTGTTTCAATACCAGCAGCAACAAGTCGGACGAGAGGAGTTCCTTCTGTTGAAGCAATGGCAATACCACCGTGTCTTGCAGTATTATCATTTGAAGCATCATTATTAAAAGCATCAGTTCTATATCCAAGAATAATTTCGGCATCACTAATCGTAATTGTTTCTGCAAAAATTGCGGCAGAAGTTCCACCAATTGTAATATTTCCATCAACATTTAAGTTACGATTAACCTGTAGGTCTCTTGTAACTGTTACATCTTGAGGAAGGACTAAATTATTTGGAAGACTTAATGTTGGTGTGGAACTTTCTCCAGTGCCACCAGTAACCGTGATTTGATTTGAAGTTCCAGAAATCGTCTGAACATAATCTCCAGTTGTATCAGAACCAAGAGCAACACTATTTGGTTGAATTGTTGCTGCTAGTGATACATTACCAGTACCATCAAAGAAAACTGGTGAAGCAACAACATCACCAGTAATTTCAAAAGTTCTTGGTGTTACAAGTTGTGTTGCTGATGCTGCAATACCAGTCAGATTTCCTACAAATCCACCAGTAGAAGTTGTAACTCCAGATATGAGAAGATTACTTGCTGTAATAATACCTGCAACTGATAGATTACCAGCCGCACTCAGTCTCATTACCTGAGTTGTATCACCGTACCACTTAAATCCTTGTGCTTCTAAATTACTATCAACACCAAACCAAACGTGACTTCCTTCAACACCAATCGCATAATTAGTTTTGGTATTATTGTTGAAGTCATATAAACGAAGTCTTTCACCACCATAGTTACCAGCAGTTGGTGCAAGAAGTGTAGTTGATGTAGAAATGAAACTACTTGCAGTAGAAAAACCAGCAACGTTTAGATTATTTGCAACAAGAACGTTTGGAGATGCACTTCCAGTAAATTCTAGTGCTTTATAACCAGCAGCATTATTAATCTGCCCAACACCAATCGTTCCCTGGAAAGCAACGTTTCCAGTGCCACTATAAATGTAGAAAGAATTGGTTCCGTCTGCTGCTTGAATGTAACCGCTACTTGGACGGAACGTAGAACCAGTTACAATACCAGAAGAATTAATACTTTGAGCAGTTAAATGAGTTACAGAAGTAACTCCAAGAGTACTAATTCCAGTATAACTTAAATTTGTACCCGATAGATTCGTTACAATACCAGTAACGACATTTGCTGTACCAAAGTTTCCAGTCGTGTATGTTAAGTTGGTACCAGAGATTGTGGTAACAACACCAGTTACAATATTACCAGTCGTAAAATTACCATTACCATAAGTTAGGTTCGTTCCAGAAATCGTAGTAACGACACCAGTAACGACATTCGCAGTCCCTAAGTTACCAGTTGTGTATGTTAAGTTAGTACCACTTAGAGTATCAACGGTACCAATGCCAGTATAGTTTAATGTGGTACCAGTGATGCTGGTAACAACACCAGATACAATGTTGGCAGTTCCAAGATTACCAGTTGTATAAGTTAGATTCGTACCACTCAGAGTGTTGATGGTACCAATACCACTGTAATTTAATGTGGTACCGGTGATACTCGTTACAAGTCCACTTACAATATTTGCATTCGTATAATTAAGTGTTGTACCATCAAGAGTTGTAATGGTACCAACACCAGTATAACTGATATTTGTACCACTTAATGTTGTTACAATTCCAGTAACGACATTTGCGGTTCCAAGATTACCAGTCGTATAAGTTAAGTTGGTACCACCCAACGTTGCAATGGTACCAATACCTGTGATATTTAAATTCGTACCGCTGATATTTGTAAGAGTCGCAATACCAGCGTTAATGTTTCCGTTAAAAGTAGTGGCTGTAACTACACCAGTAACCAGTACGTCTCCAATTACGTGCAATGCTGACGTTGGATTCGTTGTTCCTATACCAGTATTACTTCTAAGTAGAGCCATCTTCTTCCTTTATATAAGGTTATTTATTTGTAGCATTATCATCAATAATTCACATTGTAACCGGTGTAAATCGTCCAACTTGTACCATCAGCATTACCTTCAAAAACATAACTCTGATTTTGAGATAATGTATAAGTTGCATATTGTGTTGTAGCACTCGCAACCATTCTTGCTCCAGTGAGTCTTGAATGATTGCCGACTAACAATTCAAGTACATTTTTTCCACCCATAACGTTTGGATCGAATAATGTAATTTCAAGAACAATATTTGGAGAACCTACAGTTCCTACCGTTGCTGCAGTGCCTTCATAACGAATTCTTTGATAGTTCGTTCCACTTGCAAATCTAGAAACTCTTTGATAAGAGTTATCGGCAGAACCAAAATGAAACTTTGGAACTGGTGGGCGTGTTGCACCCAATGTACCAAGGTTTCCATATTCACTTGCACCAGCACTGAATGTAAGATACGTGTTAGAACCCATATAGGTTGTAGTATATCCAGATCCAGCAATATAAAATGTAAATGGAAGACTGATAGTTAAGAAATTATTATCATCACTAGCATTTTGAATACCAGTCCATCCAGAAGGAGGATAAGTTCCACCACCAGATCCAAAAATAGGTAACTTTGTTCCCGATACAATTGAATATGTACCAGAAGGAGGTGGAGGAGTTACATCGCTTACTCCAGTCAATTCATCAAAGTAATTAAAAACTCTTAAGTCCTTATTACTTACAATTCTCATTGGAGTATTGCTATTCAAATCAGAAAAGGTCCCTTCCTGCATTGTGTTGGAGTAGAACACTCCATACTGGTCTACACTTACATTTCGACTTGGAGCACTGAATTCATCAAACAGATTTGTAAATAAAACTCCATCTGAACGTAATCTTGCTACTGTATTCATTAGATAAAGATAAAGTCTAAGGAGTTTAAAGCAGAATTATGTTGAATTTCAAAACGATTTGCTGATCCACTTGCCTGAACACCAACAGTTCCAATCACGTCCAAAGTCTCTCTTGGTGCTGCTGTTCCAATTCCAACATCACCACTTACATAAGCACCGCCAGTGACTTGTAATCTCTGACTTGCGGTACCAGTACTTGTACCACTTCCAATCAGTACTGGACCGTTTGTGAATGTGGAAACCCCAGTGACACGAAGTTGAATCAGTGTTCCAACAGAAGTCAGTGATGAATTAACAACTCCACCACCTAATGTTGTAGAAGATAATACATCAGTACCATTAATCTTATAGGTCTTTCCGGAAAGAATGTTAAAGTTTTCACTGGATCTTAGAGCATCATTTGTGAAGTCATAGGTGAATAACTTACGAATGTTTGTAGAACCGATTCCGATTCCAGCACCATCAAGAAGTGCATTTGATGCAACAGTAGAGGCAATACCAACATTGAAGTCAGCAAGTTCAATTGTCGATGAATTAACAATGAACTCAGTTCCATCAACATATAAGTCACCCTTAATTCTAACTGCTCCAGTGTTATCGCCAACACCAGCAGGGTCAATAGTGATTGTTGAAGGTCCAGTAATCGAACCACTTGTAATATTAATTCCAGTTCCTGATGCACCAGTCGAAAACTGAGTTGCAGTAATAATACCAGATGTGTTAATGTAAGTTGTATTCAGATTGGCAATGGTACCAATTCCAATATAATTCAGATTGGTACCACTGATTGTCGTAACAACACCTGTTACAATATTTGCTGTACCAAAATTACCAGTCGTATAAGTTGCATTGATACCATTCAGTGTTGTAATACTTCCAAGAGTACTATTCAGTGTTGCAATAGTACCAACACCAGTATAATTTAAGTTAGTACCACTAATGGTTGTGACGACACCAGTAACGACATTTGCAGTTCCTAAGTTACCAGTGCTGTAGGTAAGATTAGTACCACTCAGAGTATTGATCGTACCAATACCGCTGTAATTTAATGTGGTACCAGTAATGCTAGTAACAAGACCACTGACGATATTAGCGGTTCCAAGATTACCAGTTGTGTAGGTTAAGTTAGTACCACCAACCGTTGCAATGGTACCAATGCCACTATAGTTTAGATAAGTACCAGAAACGTTGGTAACAATACCAGTGACGACATTTGCAGTTCCTAAGTTACCAGTCGTATAAGTGAGATTGGTTCCACTTAATGTATTAATGGTACCAATACCACTGTAATTTAATGTTGTACCAGTGATACTTGTGACAAGACCACTGACGATATTAGCAGTTCCTAAGTTGCCAGTGGTATAAGTGAGATTCGTACCACCAACCGTTGCAATGGTACCAATGCCACTATAATTTAAATAAGTACCAGAAACGTTTGTAACAATACCAGTAACAATGTTTCCAGTTGTAAAATTGCCATTGTTAAAGGTAAGATTTGTACCACTTGCAGTAATAATGGCACTATTAACACTGTTGAAGTTGGTAATACTTCCAGTTCCAGTGTAGTTTAGATTGATACCTCGAACGGTATCAATTGTTCCATCATTATAGAAAAGTTCAGAACCATATAAAATAGTAATGGTTCCAACACCAGCATTAATGTATCCGCTGAATGTTCTAGCAGTTACAACTCCAGTGAAGAGTCCATCACCAACAACAGACAGTTTTGAAGTTGGAATTGTGGTACCAATTCCAAGATTACGATCAATATAAACGTCACCAAAGACATCTAATGAGGTACTTGCATTTGTTGTTGCAATACCAACTCTACCAGTTACATCAAGTACTGTTTGATTTTCGGTATAAGAACTAATACCAACTTTAATTTTTTGTTGTCTGCCGCTGGTATATTTTGCCATTGTTAGTTAAGAGTTTCTAGAATGCTTCCCAAGAACTTAATATCTGTTGCGTTACTTGCAGAGAGAACAAGCACGTCACCGGATTCAAGAACAAGTTTTCCGGCAAGAAGATTTGCAGTATCGCTTGAAGAAACTGGAAAGTTTTTTAAGATTTCTGTCGTAACTGCAATTCCAGAGGTTGTTCTCTTATGTGAAAAAGAAATCGTTTGAGTATTATTTCCAATATTTGCTGCTTGTGCTAAAAGAACAACACCCGTGTATCCAACAGGTGCTGTATAAATTCCTACGGCATCTGTTGTTGCAACCTTTGTAACTGTTTTAAATACATTTAATGGTAATGCCATTCTATTAATCTCCTCCTAATGCTAGAATGAATGGTGTCATCGTGGCGAACAAACTCTTCGAATAGAATGTTCCAGATATGGTTCCTGTGTTTTGATTAACAATAACACCATCACCAATTCTAAAATTGCCAGACTGATCAGTGCTTGTGAAAACTACTAGACCACCATTACGAGCATCAGTTTCATTGTCTTGAATTGGAACCCCACCTTGAGCAGGAAGAGCAGAACCAATATTTGTTCCAGATCCAATGTATTCAAAAGAGTGACCAGAAGCTAAGACTCTACTTTGCTTAAAGAATGGAACCGTCGATCCAACACCAACTGCATAAGGTACATTTTCAGAAACTGTAATGGTACAAATACCAGTAGAAATTGGTGTTGATTCTAGAATCGAATAATATGTTGGTAGAAGTTCTAAAATAGCCGTTGCTGTATTTATTCCAACATTTGGAGCAGAAATTGTAATTGTAGGTGCTGTAGTATAACCCCTTCCACTTGAAACAATTTCAATTCCAATCACACTTCCATTTCTAATTTCTACAACTGCTGTCGCTTGTACACCCCAATCTGTTGTTGGTGCAGAAATTGTAACTGTTGGAGTTGAAGTGTATCCCGTACCGCCAGAACCAACCGTAATCTTATTCACAGTATTATAAAGGTTATCAAAATAAATTACTTGCCCATCAAATGGACGAACTACATTAATCTTAACTGTTCCACCAGAACTATAAGTATGAGATAATGTTGAAGGACCTACGTTCACTACAAATTGATTTGCTGCAGGAACAGATTTAACTTCAAACACATATCCATAATTGCCACTTGGATAGGTTACAATTCCAGGACCAGAAGAACAAGTAAATCCAAGTCCAGCAAGAGTTACTCCCATTCCAACTGCAAAATTATGATTGGAAGAAGTTGTAACAGTTGCAACACCACTTACATTATCATAAATTGCGTTAGAGACATTGTACGTTGGAACATTCAAGTCTAAAACAAAAGTATCACTATTCACCGCTGCAGACTGCGTAACAATTCCAGTATATTTTCTAGGTCCAACACCATCTGCAATCAATCCATAATTACCAAAAGAAGAGTTGCTATTCGTTAAGTCGCAAGCAGCTCCAGTTCCACAGTAGACTGCAGTATCAGGGCAGATTGTAAACAAAGAAACTAATTGAGCATATCCTTCATTTGTAATTGAAACTCCAATACCATTAGCATTATACTGAGTATAAGAATCAAGGACCATTGATTTTGTAGGTCCAATTGAATGCCTACCATCAATTTTCATTCCAATACTATTTGGAATGAAGTTTGTACAGTTTTGAATATAAGGTGATTGATTATTATAAACCGCTTTGTTTGGATTAAATGCTACGATTGCTCCAGTATTTGCAGTCCCAACAAAGGACATTTCTGCAATATAATTACCATTTCCAACATAGAAAAGGTCTCCTTGATTCTGTGGAGATACAGAGACTTCTCTTAAACTTGATCCAACAAGACTTACTTGATCTGGCAATACGATCGGATTATTTTCTATATAAGTCCCAGCACTAATTTTAATAACAGTTCCTGCTGTTGCTGCTGTGACTGCTGCTCCGATTGTTCGCTTTGCGTCTCCGAGTTTGAGTCCTGTGTTTGTGTCCTGTCCATCGGGAGTAACATAAAGAATATTAGTAACTGTTGCGCCAGCAGCGACACGTACAACTTCTGATCCAATACCTGCTCTATTTCTGACCGCATAGAGTTCAGCATCATGAATATTATAGGCTAATTCGCCATATTGTAACGCTCCTTGTGCTGGAATTTTTCCAGGTACAGCAGAACGTTTAATCCGAATCGGAGTTGCCATTTATTATATTCGGTATGTACCAGAAGAAACAGTATATACTGCTCTTGATATATTTATTCAACTCGCATTATTCCTTCTAGGACGATAAGTGAATAAATTCGTTGGTGGATCTGGTTTCATCCATTCCTCTATTTTATTAAATCTTTCTTCACTATAAAAGTCTTGTTGAACATACCATAACTTCCAGTGCTCGTGCCCCTTATCTTGGTTACAAGAGTGGCAGCAACAGACTACATTTTTAGTAAAGTCCATTCCACCTTTTGATTGAGGAACAATATGATCAATTGTAAGTCTCTCTTCCGATCCGCAATAAGCGCATTGATGTTCCCACTTTTCCCGTATTTGCTGTCTCCATAATCGTTTCGCTTCTGCCGGACTTGTTGTTCGTAGATTGAACAAGTACTCTGAGGGCGAACGGAGGAGATCCATAAGCATCTGCGATTTTAGTTATTTATTCATACGATCACAGGTTCTCCTTGACCTTCTGGAAGTTTGATCTGAGATAGTTCTTTAACTTCCCAAGAACCACCTACTCCACCATCCATATTCACCACGATCTCATTAGTCGGAAGTGCCTTTGGAATTTCAACGTCAATTACAGGACTCATTAGAATCTTATTACGAGTATAAGTTCTGTTCTGTGGGTCAAAAGCAACCATTGCAAGAGCATCAAACTCTTCACCACAGTCTAAAATTTTTCTCCCAGTCTTTTTATCTAAAACTGAAAAATACTCATCACGATACTTGTTCATCTTCTATTTCCTTTTCTTCATTATAAGATGATTCTGGTTTTCTGTAAAGACCTGGCCAGGTATCACGAATAATTTCTGCGAGTTTATAAGGTGTTTCAGAAGTTATCATAATTCTTGTGTAAGAGACATTATAAACATAAAAACTCCAAAGAGTATAAAGAGTGTTAGGATGAGTAGCATTTAAGATTTTCTACTAATAGTTCTAGTTCTTGTAGGGTGGCGTCGTTTTTGAGAGTGTTTGCTCTATTACTTATGACCCACACATTACCTTTTATGTATCCTTTTGTGGGGTCTATACGGTCTAATGATGGAGAGTTTCCTTGCTGACTTCCTTTACCACGATGACACTCTAGTGGTATTCCAAGAAGAGGACATTTATCAGGAATAATAATATCTTTTTGTTCTATTGTAAAGTCTAATCCTTTTTGCTTTGCTCTATATTTTGCTCTAGACCACATAGCAGAAACTTCATCAATACCTTTTTCTCTTCTTTCTTGATGCAATTCCTGCAATCTGCACCCACAAGATTTTACTTCTGCTTTCGGTCCTATTATATAATCTTTACGAACTTTATTTTTTATATTACCACATTCACATTGACACTTAAAGAAAACATTTTTCTTATCACTATATTGTTCTAAAATAGTAAGTCTCCCATAAGTCTGTCCGACATATGAGAGACCTTTTGGGCGACCCCCTTTACATCGGGGGTCTCTTTTTAAACCTGTATTCCAAACCATTAGCATTACCGCGAGTAATACTATTTATATAAAAATAATATTATAGGGCATTCCCTCTCGGAAGAACCTCATCTGGAAAAACGAACGATTCGTGTGGCTGATCTACAGGAGCCATCCACGCTCGAAGACCTTCATTCAGAAGAATGTTTTTCGTGTAGAAGGTTTCAAACTCAGGATCCTCTGCGGCACGAATCTCCTGACTCACAAAGTCGTAAGCACGAAGATTAAGGGCAAGACCAATAATGCCAATGGAAGAAGTCCAGAGACCCATAACAGGAACAAACAACATAAAAAAGTGCAACCAACGCTTGTTACTAAAAGCAATACCGAAGATCTGAGACCAGAATCTGTTAGCCGTAACCATAGAATACGTCTCTTCCTCTTGAGTCGGTTCAAATGCTTTGAAAGTGTTTGCCTGATCACTGTCTTCAAACAGAGTGTTTTCTACAGTTGCTCCGTGAATCGCACAGAGAAGTGCTCCTCCCAGTATACCAGCAACTCCCATCATATGGAAGGGGTTGAGGGTCCAGTTGTGGAAACCCTGAAGAAACAGAAGGAACCTGAAGATAGCAGCAACTCCAAAAGAAGGTGCGAAGAACCAACTGGATTGACCAAGAGGATACATCAAGAATACAGAAACGAATACTGCGATGGGACCAGAGAATGCGATTGCGTTATAAGGACGAATGCCCACCAGGCGAGCAATCTCAAACTGGCGAAGCATAAAACCAATCAGACTAAAGGCCCCGTGGAGTGCCACAAAAGGCCAGAGTCCCCCAAGTTGGAACCACCTGACGATATCCCCTTGAGCCTCAGGACCCCAGAGAAGAAGAAGAGAATGACCCATAGCGTCTGCTGGAGTACTAACTGCCGCAGTAAGAAAGTTTGCACCCTCAAGATAGGAACTTGCCAACCCGTGAGTATACCAACTCGTAACGAAAGTTGTCCCAGTAAGCCAACCACCAAGAG